AGAAGATGAAACATTAACATTAGGTAAAAGAAGTTTATTAGGACAATAATGGCTAGAACAGATTTAACTAAAAATTTATTATCAAGATACGAAAGACTTGAAGGTCAAAGACAAAACTGGGAAACACATTGGCAAGAAGTTGCAGATTATATGCAACCAAGAAAAGCAGATGTAACTAAAAAAAGAGCTAGAGGTGATAAGAGAATGGAACAAGTTTTCGATTCATCACCAATACAAGCAGTAGAATTATTAGCAGCATCATTACATGGTATGCTTACAAATCCATCTACACCTTGGTTTACCCTAAGATTTAAAGATGAAGATATTGAAAATGAAGATGAAGCAAAACTTTGGTTAGAAGAAGCAACTGCTACAATGTACACAGCTTTCAATAGATCAAACTTTCAACAAGAAATATTTGAATTGTATCACGACCTAATTACTTTTGGAACTGCTGCAATGTTTATCGAAGAAGATGATGATGACATTATAAAATTTTCAACAAGACATATCAACGAAGTATTTATTGCAGAGAATGATAAAGGTAGAATAGATACTATCTACAGAAGATTTAATATATCAGCTAGAGCTGCAATACAAAAGTTTGGAGATGCGGTATCTTCTGATGTTCAAGGTAAGGCAAAAAAGAATCCTTATGATGAAGTAGAAATACTACACGCAGTTTATCCAAGATCAGAATTTAATCCTAACAAAAAAGATAAAGCTAATATGCCATTTGAATCTGTCTACATGGAATACAAAAATGGTAATGAATTATCTGTGGGTGGATTTAAAGAGTTTCCTTTTGTCGTACCAAGATATTTAAAAGCATCAAATGAAATTTATGGAAGATCACCTGCAATGACAGCATTGCCTGATGTTAAGATGTTAAATGAAATGTGTAAGACTACAATTAAAGCTGCACAGAAACAAGTAGACCCACCACTATTAGTTCCTGATGATGGTTTCCTACTTCCAGTTAGAACTGTACCAGGTGGATTAAATTTTTATAGATCAGGTACAAGAGATAGAATTGAACCATTAAACATTGGTGCAAACAATCCACTAGGTTTAAATATGGAAGAGCAAAGAAGAGATAGTATTAGAGCTGTGTTCTATGTAAATCAATTAATGATGCAACAAGGACCACAGATGACAGCAACAGAAGTTATCCAAAGAAACGAAGAGAAGATGAGATTACTAGGACCTGTATTAGGTAGACTACAATCAGAATTATTAAAACCATTAATCGATAGAGTGTTTGCAATATTACTTAGAAACAATATGTTACCAGAAGCTCCAGAGTTTTTATCAGGTAGAGATATAGAAATAGAATATGTATCACCACTTGCTAAAGCACAAAAGTCTACAGAGTTACAATCTATTATGAGAGCAATAGAGATATTAGGATCACTTGCAAATGTAGCACCAGTATTTGATTATGTTAATTTTGATAACCTTGTGAAACACTTGGCAGACATTGTTGGTGTGCCACAAAAAATATTAAAATCACAAAGTCAAGTAAATGCGGAAAGACAACAAGCACAACAACAACAACAAGAAATGCAACAGATGCAACAACTACAACAAGTTGCTAAAGCAGGAGGAGATATAGCACCACTAGCGAAAGCATTGCCAGACGAAGCAAGAGCTGTAGCAAATGCTGAAGTGGAATAGTATGGAAGAAAACAAACAATTAGAAGCAATAATAAAAAAATTACAAACAAATTATAAATACATATTCAATACAGACGAAGGCAAAGAAGTCTTGGTCGATCTTGAAAAAAGATGTCATTATCATTCTACCACTAATGTAAAAGGTGATAGTCATGAAAGTGCATACATGGAAGGACAACGCAGCGTTCTTCTATTTATTAAATCAATGCTGCAAAAAGAAAATGAAAAAGGAAGATAACTATGTCAAGCGAACAGATAACACAGGAAACTGTGCCTGTAGAAACAACGACACCTACAGAAACAGTAACACCAACAACACAACCAACTACTGAAACAAAACCAGAAGTTAGTACAACAACAACTACAACAACATCATCTTGGAAAGATTCTATCAGCGAAGCATATAGAAACGATCCTAACATTGAAAAGTTTACAGAGATAGATGCGTTAGCAAAATCTTATATCAATGCTACAAAGATGATTGGTCAAGATAAAGTTGTTATCCCAACTAATAATTCTACAGAAGAACATTGGGATGAAGTTTATGCAAAATTGGGTAGACCAGAGTCTGCTGATAAATATACTTTAGATGCTAAATCTGAAGTCGTAAACTTAGATGAAACTGCAATTAAATCTTTTGCAGAACAATCGCATAAGCTAGGTTTAAATAATAAACAAGCTCAAGGTATCTTAGAGTTTTATAAAAATAATATGGAAGGTACAGCTCAACAATCAAAGATTGATACTGAAACTGCTCAAGTTCAAGCTGAACAACAGTTAAGGCAAGAGTGGGGTAGAGACTTTGAAGGTAAAGTAAAACAAGCTGGTGCATTAGCAAAAGCTAATATCAATCCAGAAGTTTTAGATATGACTTTACAAAATGGTACAAGACTTGGAGATCATCCAGAGATCATAAAAGGTTTTGCAAAGATAGCAGGTATGATGCAAGAAGATAAAATTGTTGCAACAGAAAGCGAAAATGCACAATCAGTTAGTAATATTGAAGAAGAAATATCTTCTATTATTAATGATAGGAATGGACCTTATTGGAATAAGCAACATCCTGATCATGATAAAATGGTACAGCAAGTCTACACATTGAGAGAAATGTTAAATGCCAAGTGATAATAATCATCTTAATAATGAAGAGATAAGACTTGAAATATTAAGAATAGTTGTTGAATCAGGTTCTATTTATCAAAAAGAAAAACCCTTGCTAATCTGTGAAAACTATTATAAATGGATTAAAGGTAAGACAATTCGCAAGAACCTTACTGGCAAGAAGGAATAGACTCTAGTCTAACAGACTTTAAATGCAAGAGATGCCTACTATTTTTAGTGGAGAACCTTTCTGATTATTTTAACTTAACAATAATATGGAGAGACAATCATGTCGACAAATATAACTACAGCTTTTGTACAGCAGTATTCTGCTAACATACAAATGCTATCTCAACAAATGGGATCGTTATTAAGAGACAAAGTCAGATTAGAAAGCGTTGTAGGAAAAAATGCTTTCTTCGATCAAGTTGGCTCAGTAACTGCTGTTGAAAAAACTAGCAGACATTCAGACACTCCACAAATAGATACACCTCACGCTAGACGTAGAGTATCTCTTGCGGATTATGAATTTGCTGATCTAATCGATCAACAAGACAAAGTAAGACTCTTAATCGATCCAACTTCATCTTATGCTCAAGCCGCTGCTATGGCAATGGGAAGAGCTATGGATGATGTGATCATATCTGCTGCACTAGGAACTGCGTTCACTGGTGAAACAGGATCAACAAGCACAGCTAATGCGAATCAAATCGTACATGGTTCTGCTGGTTTAACTATCGCTAAATTAAGAACTGCTAAGCAGACTCTTGATCTTGGTGATGTAGATCCTTCAATTCCGAGACACATTATCGTGTCTCCGAGACAGATCACTGATCTTTTAGGAACAACTGAAGTTACAAGTTCAGACTTTAACACTGTCAAAGCATTGGCAAATGGTGAAGTCAACTCGTTTCTTGGGTTCAATTTCATTGTATCAAACAGACTAGCAAAATCTAGTACAACTAGATCTTGTATAGCTTACGCACAAGATGGAATCGCTTTAGGTGTTGGCAAAGATGTCAACGCTAGAATAGACGAAAGAAGCGACAAGTCTTATGCCACTCAAGTGTACTACTGCATGAGCATTGGTGCTACTAGAATGGAAGAAGCTAAAGTTGTTGAAGTACAATGTACAGAATCATAATAGATAGGAGAATATAATTATGACAACTAAAAATACAGACCTGGTAGCAAACTTCGAAGCGACTCCACCAGTTCTTAATAACGCAGCTGAATTAGCTGGTGTTGTTAGAACTGCACATGGACAAGTAGAACTAGCTGCTGGAGACAGTACAGACAACGACATTGTTATGTTAGCACCTATCCCTTCTAATGCTGCTGTGCCACAATTATTTGTTGGTTCAGACACATTTGGTGGTTCGTGTACATTCAATGTTGGTATTTACCAAACTGATGGAACAGTTAAAGACGAAGATGTTTTTGCTAGTTCAGTAGCTGATGCTGCTGCTCTAACTGATGTTCGTTTTGAAGCTGCTGACTTAAACACTGGTTCTAAAAAACTTTGGGAACTAGCTGGTGATAGTACAGATCCAGGGGGTTACTTCTATGTTGCGATTACTTTTAACGCAACTGGTGGAACTGCTGGTACATTAGCTTGGAACATTAACTATGTAGTTAATTAATAACTAGATATTAGGTGGGGAGTAATCCCCACCTTTTTATGAAAAAGATTCAAGATTTAAAACCTGTATTACATTTTAAAAAAGATAACTATGTATACAGATATGTGTTAGTAGATAGGTTTAAGCATGATACTAAATATCATTATGGCTTTGATACTAAAGAAGAACGAACAGAAGCAGAGATATTTGCGTTAGAAAAAGATAGACAAATTAGACGCAAGTATATTATAAGGAAGTAGTATGGCATCAATAGTAGAAATTTGTAATGGATCATTAAATCAATTAGGTGCAACAACTATCCTTTCACTAACAGAAGATTCAAAAAATGCTAGACTTTGTAATCAAAGATACACTCAAGTAAGAGATAGTGTATTCAGATCACATCCTTGGAACTGTTTACAGAAAAGAGTTGAACTAGCAGCAGACACAGATGCTCCTGCATGGGGTTTTAAGTTTGCATATACTTTACCAGCAGATTGTTTAAGATTACTTCGAATATTAGATTATGATTCTAACTACAAAGTAGAAGGTAGAAAGATATTAAGTAATACATCTAGTATGAAAATATTATATATTGGTAGAGTTACAGATCCCAATGAGTATGACGAATTATTAAGAGAAACTTTATCTGCTGCTTTAGGTGCTGACATAGCTTTTGCAGTTACTTCTAATAATCAAACAGCAACTAATATGTACAATTTATTTCAAGATAAATTAAAGGATGCTAGATTTGTAGATTCAACTGAAGGTCAGAATGTAGATCAAGACCTAGGTATGTCAGATCAAATAGATGCAGGTACATTTATAAACTCAAGGTTTTAATAAATGGCTAGGGTCGCTGTCGAACTAACAAACTTTACAGGTGGTGAACTATCACCAAGATTAGATGGAAGAACTGATCTAACTAAATATACATCTGGTTGCTCAACCTTAGAAAATTTAGTTGTCTACCCACATGGTAGTGCAGCTCGTAGACCAGGTTCTACATTTTTAGCAGAGGTTGCTAACAGTGCAAACAAAACAAGATTAATACCTTTTGAATTTTCTACAACACAAACTTATATGTTGGAGTTCTCTAATTTAAAAATGAGAGTCTACAAAGATAGTGGTGCTGTATTAGAAGGAGACAAAACTATATCTGCAATTACAAAAGCTAATCCTGCTGTTGTAACTGCTACATCACATGGATATTCAAATGGTGATGAAGTAGTTATTAGTAGTGTTGGTGGTATGACAGAAGTTAATGGTAAAAGATTTTTAGTTGCAGATAAAACTACCAATACATTTGAACTACAAGATAAAGATGGTGTTGATATAAACAGTTCATCATTTACTACTTATACTTCTGGTGGTGTATCTAATAAAGTTTTTGAATTAGTAACACCTTATACTACTGCACAACTTTTTGATATTAAGTTCGCACAATCGGCAGATGTTATGTACATAACTCATCCAGAACACGAAGTAGAAAAACTATCTCGTACTGGTCATACTGCTTGGACATTAACTGATGTAGATTTTACTAATGGACCTTTTCAAGATGCAAATATAACTACAACTACATTAACACCATCTAGTGCTTCAACAGGATCAAGAGATATTACTGCATCTGCTACAACAGGTATTAATAATGATCAAGGATGGTTAGCAACAGATGTAGGTAGACAAATACATTTTAATAGTGGTTATGCAACAATTACAGCAAGAACAAGCTCAACAGTTGTAGTGGCAAATGTAACTACAGCTTTTACAAATGCTAATGCTATTACTGCTTGGCAACTAGGTGCTTTCTCTGACACTACAGGTCATCCTTCAAGTGTAACTTTCTTTGAACAACGATTAGTATTTGCAGGAACAACTAATCAACCACAAACAATATTCTTTTCAAGATCAGGTGATTACGAAAACATGGATGCAAACATTGGCGGAACTGTAGCTGATGATGATGCAATCATTTATACAATCGCATCTAACCAAGTTAATGCTATCAGATTTATGACAGCAACTAGAACTTTAATTATTGGTACAGCAGGTGGTGAATTTACTGTATCAGGTGGTGGTACAGATAGTGCAGTTACACCTACAAACATATTAATTAAAAAACAATCTAACCATGGCTCGGCAAATGTAGATGCTATAGCTGTAGGAAATGCCACATTATTTTTACAAAGAGCTAAAAGAAAAATAAGAGAACTAGCATATAACTTTGATGTAGATGGTTACATAGCTCCTGATATGACTATCCTTGCTGAACATATTACTGAAGGTGGTTTAACACAGATTGCATATCAACAAGAACCAAATCAAATTATTTATGCAGTAAGAGGAGATGGTGAACTAGCAGGTCTTACTTATCAAAGAGAACAACAAGTAACTGCTTGGCATAGACATATATTTGGTGGTAGATTTGGTAATGCAACAGTTACAGTTACTGATTTTGCAAATATTGCAAATGGTACAAGAATAGTTTTAACAAAAGCAGATGGCACAACTACAACCTTTACATCCGCTACATCTTCTACAACTGGCAAGTTTCATACTACATCTAGTAACAATCAAACAGCAACAAACTTAAAAACATTAATAGATGCTGACTCTGATTTTACAGCAACAGTTAGTAGTAATGTAGTTACCATTACAGAGACATCACCATTGTCTACAGGATTTTTAACTATTACATCTTTAGATGATGCTACTCGATTAACTAGAACTAATGAAGGTAAAGCAGTATGTGAAAGTGTTGCAGTTATTCCAACTGACGATACTGAATATCAAGTTTATGTAATTATTAAAAGAACAATTAATGGTGCAACTAGAAGATTTGTAGAAATATTAAATGTATTTGATTTTGATGAAACAGATAACACATCATTTAATTTTTTAGATAGTGCATTAAGTTACAGTGGTAGTGCTGTAAGCACATTGTCTGGACTAGATCACCTTGAAGGACAAACAGTTTCTATATTGGCTAATGGTGCAACGCACCCAGATAAAACTGTAAGCTCTGGTAGTATTACTTTAGATCGTTCTGCAACAAGTGTTAAAGTAGGTTTAGCTTACACATCTTTACTACAAACTATGAGATTAAATGCTGGATCACAGAATGGTACATCACAAGGTAAGACTAAAAGAATATATGATATAACAGTTAGAATGTTTGAAACAATAGGTGTAGAAGTAGGACCTGATCTTTCAAACATGGAGAGAATACCATTTAGAAGTTCTGCTGATTTAATGGATGAAGGTATACCACCATTTACAGGAGATAAAGAGGTAGAGTTTAGAGGAAACTATGAAACAGATGGTTTTATTTTTGTTAGACAAACTCAACCTTTACCTTTTACAATTTTATCGTTATACCCAAGATTAACTACAAATGATGGATAATATGTTATATATAGTACCTTACACTGCTGAACATGGAAGATTTATATTATCTTGTCAAATGAATCATAAACTTATGGATAAGGATGCACAGTTTGATGGAGATGCTATGAACCTGGTGCAAGACCATTTAGCTTTTACAGGACTTGTAAATAACAAACCTATCTTTGCTGCTGGTATGAAAATGATTTGGGGTCAGGTCGCAGAAGGTTGGGTCATTGCAACACAAGATGTTTGGCAACATCCTATTAGTGTAGCAAAAGCAATCAAGAAAGATTTTGCCAAGGTTGCAAGAAAGTATAATATTAAAAGAGTTCAAACTGCTGTAAGATCAGACTTTGAAAAAGGTATAAGATTTGCAAAGTGGTTAGGATTGGAGAACGAAGGTTTAATGAAACACTATGGATTTGATGGTTCAGACCAATACAGATATGCGAGGATTTTCTAATGGGATGGGGAGCTGCTTTAGTAGGTGCATTAGGTGTAGCACAATATCAACAACAAGGTGCGATTGGAAAATATAATCAAGCTGTAAATAATAGAAATGCTGCTGTTGCAGAACAACAAGCTGAAGCTATAGAAAATCAAACTAAATTTGATCTTGCTAGATTTGATCAACAGTTTGCACAACTTCAATCACAAACAAAAGTAGCAACATTAAAATCTGGAGTAACTTTATCAGGAACTGCTTTAAATAATTTAAGATATAATGCTGAACAAGCAATAATACAAAAAAATGTTATGGAATATAATTCTAAAGTTGCAGTAAATCAAAAAATAGAAGATGCAAACTTTGCAAGAATAAAAGGAAACATTGCTAGACAACAAGCAAAACTTGCACAAATAGGAACTATTGCTTCTACTGGTACAAGTTTATTAAGAATGAAAGGAACAATTTAATGCCTAAAATTCCTACATTTACAGCAGAATCAAGACCTACAGCAGAAGTAGGATCTATTAAAACAAATATTCAAATACCTTTATCACAAACTATTGGTACTGCTTTAGCACCAATAACTAAAGCTGTTGTAGATTATAAAGTTAAAGAAAAAGGAGTTGAAAATAAAACTGAAGCTCTTGAATTAGAAAATAAATCTGTTTTAGAATTAAATGATGTAGCTCAAAAAGCATCATCTTTATATAAAAATTCTGATCAAGCTAATAATTATTTAATGCAAGAAAGTAAAATTATAATAGATAAATATGCTGCTTTAGCATCTAATAATACAGTTAAAACTATGTTTAAAAATAGTTATTTGTTAGAAGAACAAAAAAAAATATTTTCAGTAGATAATGCTGTTTATAAAAATTTAGTTCAATCAAGAGCTATTGAATCAAATGCTAAAGAAGAAAGAATTTTAACAGATGCTTTATATGGTAATAATCAATTAGCAAAAGAAGAATTAACTACAGATTTAAGTAAAATATATTTAGATGATTATAATGATGGGTTAATTGATATAGATACTTATGAATCAAAAATAGCAAGTATACCAAATACTATAGGATATTTTCAAGTACAAAAAGATATTACTAATGATCCAGTTCAAACTTATGTAAATTTAAACACAGGTAAATATGAAGGTTTAACTATAAAAACTAGAGAAGAATTAAAAAGAGATGCTAAATTAGAAGCAACACCTATACTACGAGAAAATATAACAAATTATTTAGTAGGTTTAGAAAATGGAATTAAAGTAGATATTAATGAACCTGCTATAAAAGAAATATTCGGTAATAAAGTTTTTCAAGATTTTAAAGAAACTCAAGCAAATACAATAAGAGTTAGTGTTTTTAAATCAGAAATATTTAATTCTAAAATTGGTAATGAGCAAAAAATATTAGATGGTTTTGAATTAAATTCTGGAAACCTTGCTCAAGATTTAGAATACAAACAAAAAGTAAAAGAGTTTATAAGTCAAAAAGCTGAACTTATAAAAGATGATGCTGCTGTATTAATTTTAACTCACAATAAATTAGTAAGAAATAACTTTGATGCTTATAATGCTGAATCAGATCCAACAATAAAATCTCAATTATTTACAAAATATATTAATAGTGTTGTTCAAGCACAAGAAGATATGGATATTGATAATGCTTTTATAAAAGTATTACCTCAATCTTTTGCAAAAAATGTTGTTCAAGATTATAATAATCAAGAACCAGGAGCTAAAGTCGGTTATCTTCAATCATTAGAAGCTCAATATGGAGAACAATATGGGAGAGTATTAAATCAACTAACTGAAAATGGTTTACCTGTTACTGCTAAATTAGTTTCTTACTTTAATGATGAGAATTTTGCAACTATGGCAACAAGCATAGATACTAAAGAAGAAAGAACTAGATTAAATGATTATGTAAAAACTCAAACTAACACAACATTTAATGCAATTAATCAAGAAGTAGCAACAGAAATGGAAGATTTTAGAAAAGTTGTTATGTTTAGTAATAAAATGAACACAACAAAAGCCAATGAAGAGTTAGGAGATATACAAAAAGTTATAACTTATATTGCTATTAATTCTATGTCTGCTGGTATGGATCAAGGTAAAGCAATAAAAAAAGCAACAGATTATATTAATAATAATTTTGAATTTGCAGGTGGAGGTACATTTGGAGATGATACTTATTTTATTCCTAAAAATTATGATAATAAAAGATTAAGTGCAAAGCATATAGAATTTATAGAACAAAAAGCAAAAATTATAAAAAATAAATATCTACAAGATTTTAATATGAAAACTTTTGAATCTAATAATGAAGAAATATCTAATACAGAACTAAATGAAGAAATGTTAGATCAAGCAAAAGATAATGGAGTTTGGATTAATAATGCAGATGGTAGTGGTATTGTTTTTGCTATAGAGTTTGCAGATGGATCATTAGGTTTAGTTGAAAATGAACAAGGTGAATTATTACAAATTAATTTTGATGATGATTCTTATAAATTACCAGGTACTGATATTATTATTAATATGGGTCAAATAGATGAAAAAGAACCAATTTAATTATGGCTAATATTTCTTTCGGTTTAGACACAAATAAATATGCTCAACAAACAGGGTTTGATCAATTCCAAACAGGAATGCTTGAAACTTTAGGAGAGATTTCAAAAGATGCTTGGAAATATAATCCTGTATCTTCTGCTCTTCGTTTATCTGAATTAGAAATTAATAGAGGTAGAATAGACAATGAACCTTTAATTGATAGACAAAAACTTAATGATGAATATGGTAAATATAATTTATTTTTTGAAGAAGATGAAAAACAATCAACTGTAGATATTTTAGTTGCAAGAAAAAAAACTGAAATAGAAAGACAAAGCATTATTCAAAGAGGACCACAAGGTTTCTTACCTACAACTGCCAAACTTGCAACTTCATTAGTTACCAGTATTGCTGACCCAATTAACCTTGCTATGATGTTTATTCCTATAGTTGGACAAGCTAGATTTGCATCTATGGTTGCAAGAGCAGGATTGACAGGAGCAAGATTTCGTAAAGGTGCTATAGAAGGATTGGTTGGTATAGCTGCTGTTGAACCTTTAGTTTATACTGCTGCAACAAGAGAACAATCTGATTATGATTTAGTAGACAGTTTGATTGCTGTTACTTTTGGAGGAGTTCTTGGTGGTGGACTTCATGTTG